CCATCTTACACTGGCGGCGGCGGCGGTGCGCCACCTCCTCCTGCTCCACCACCTGGCGGGCCTCCTAGGCCTCCTCCACCACCTGGCGGGCCTCCTAGGCCTCCTCCACCACCTGGCGGGCCTCCTAGGCCTCCTCCACCACCTGGCGGGCCTCCTAGGCCTCCACCCATTGGCGGCGGCGGTAGTCCTCCGCCCATTCCACCGCCCATGCCACCGCCCATACCGGGCGCGGCACCAGGCATACCAGCTTCTTCTGCGCCGGGAGTTCCTGGCAACGGAGCTTCTGTCTGTTCGATAATATCTTCGTCTGGTTTGAGTGATCGCAATCCACCAAGAGACATCTTCTGTATCTCTATCTGTTCTTTCTGCTGTATTGACAGCTCGATCATTTCCTCTCTCTTATTGCGTCTCTCTTCCTCCATATTTAATCCAAGACTTCTAAACAGGGTAGACTGTGACACTACTTGATTTTGAACCAAACCATTAATTATGTTAATGTAATTATCAACATCATATAGTATCATTTGATTCCAATCAACTTCCGGAACTATAAGTTTTTTATCCCCATCTTTGTACTCATAGAACTCTTGTATCTCGCTCATCGGAGCCAGAATCTTGCGCGTCAGCCACATTGTTATCATGCTTCTAAACGACTGATATCGCTGCTTAAGAACTTCTAGACCAATGGACGCACTATTAAATGCTGCGCCCTCTTGAGTGATTATTGACTTCGGAACCATTAGACCATTGAGAATGTTTTCAACAATAAAGGTCATGTCTCCGCTAATATCTATTATGGCTCCTGATGCGCCAACTCTCTCGACGCTCACGCCAGCATGTGTAACGATTTTAAAATCTTTGTCGTACTGAGCTGACTCAAAAATCTGACGATAGTTCTCTAGGTCATCTCCGGTCGGATGAAACTCGCCTTCGTTAGCGCCACCAACCTTAATTAGCGTAATAGGATTAACCAGATTATCTGCCTGGGCAAACTTAGACTCGCGAAGTTTATCGTACAGCATTAGATCTTTATATATGCTGACTATAACAGATGTGCCGTGCGTATCATAAGGCGAAGATAACATTTTCAAATGACTTATATGGAAGTTATCTAGGGGAATATTATTGCCCTTTCTAACATGATATAAAACTTCTTCATCGATCTGCTTGCGCAATTGAGCATCGGCTGGTGCATTGCTTAAAACTAGTCGTTGCAGCGCAGCATCCGGCCTCATTGATATTACAGGATCTCCGCCTAGCACAGATGTTTTGATATGCATATAATCTGGGTTTTGAACTATGATGTTCTTCCAGGAACCGCGATCATCGTCAAGCTCAGCGTAGGGAAAGACCTCTCCCATCTTCCAAAATTCTAGAGCAATCGATTGAAGAATGCCGGCAAGTCCAATTTCTTCCGCCCAGTCAGTAAAGAACTGCTCAACCTTTCGGTCTTTTGATTTGATATTAATTTTGCCAATAGGATATGTGGCATGTAGGTTGATACAGTTGTGTACCAGAGGATGTGTGTCGTAGAAATTTCTATTCCACGCGTTCATAGTAATTCTATCGCGCGGTAATTGTAGATTTGCTATTTGAAATAGAGGAGAGTATACCTCGGGTGCTTGTCTAACGGTTCCACCAGACCCAGCGAACGCAGAGCTGCCTGTAGCACTTGTCGTAGATATTGCTGCGCTCTTAGTGAACGCATCTTTTATTTGTTGAGATCGTTTGTAAGAATTACTGTGAACCAGCAACGGATTAATTGTTGGGTTTCCGCCATTTTTATTCATTCCGGTGGCGCGAACCAACTCGCCTTGCCGCTGTTCGCTAACTTCTTTGTGCAGATACTCATTAGGAGAAGACGCTCTGTTACTCATATGTTCTTCTGAGTTAGCCGTGCCGGCTACTTTTACATTAGCAGGACGCGCACCAAAGCGACCAGACTTTATTGTAGCCGATTTGTTGATAGTTTCAGCGTTCCAATCTCCGCGTTTTATGCCCATAATTTACCTCTATATTCCCGGCAGAAAGGCCAACACCGGGCCATTCTTTTTGCCAGTTAGTCGGTGTGGTTTAATATTGAATCCTTTCGTTTGATAAAATTTGTATGCCAAATAAGCATACATTAGTGCCATCAATCCATCATTGGGTCCAGCGCCCTTTACGAATCGTGTTATTATTCTTCCCTGATGTGTTCTAACTTCTTTTTCCATAGAGCAACAGTGTTCTATTAACCACTGAATTCGCTCGTAATCTTTCCACGGAAATTTAACCTTACTCTTTCGCATAGTAGTAAATAACTCAGCCAATACAACGTGCGGATTACAAACCATTCGCAGATCTTCTGGGTCAAACTTATACGGATTTACTAAGCTGCCGCTACTTATGCAGCCTATCATTCTTTGGCCGTACTCTCGTTGCAACTCCGGAACTATATCATTGGCAAAACCTAAGTCAGCGACCGCTAAACTTATATTGAATCGCCTGTACATCTCATGAACAACATCTTTTTTATGCTGATACTTATTATTCTTAAGCTTGAATGCGTTTTCTACTTTTAGGACGCCCCCCTCGGCTACAGATGCTACTAAAACCGAAGAGTAGGATTTTCCCGACCTCCCACTGGTGTCATCTTTGCCACCCCAGTCAATGCCCATAAATACTGGTGCTTCGCCGGACGATACTATTTTTTTATTATAGTTCTTCTTAACCTGTACCGAGCCAAACGATAGTCCGCGTTCGAGATCTCTGCAATACTTATATATTTCTTCCTCGGACATGGGCAACTCAGACCCACTATAGAACTCGCCCAAAACCTCATTCATCCAAATTCTTTCCGAGTTAGTTGGGTGAATTCCGGGCTTCTCCTTCATTATCGTCTCTTTGTCAAAAAAAGGAATTAGCAACTGATTAAAGTGAAACCCGATATATTGTGGCTCTTCTCCACCAGGTAATATGTCTTGGGTTGGAATCCACTTTCCATTTTCTACAGCTTCTATTTTGGTGCTTTGATGCTCACACTTTGGACACTCTATAACGTCGCCGTATAACCAAATTTTCTCCCACTCATCACTGCCAGGGGTATATAGCATAAAATAATGATCACATTCTGCACAATTTAGATGATAGTATCTTTTGTCTGACGACTCCCACATCTTGTGGAAGTTGGATCCACGCTGCAATGGCGTTCCAAAGTATAACTGAATGCCCTGACCTCGTGGCCCATATCTAGCCGCAGTTAGGGTGCGCTTACTATTACCTATGTCATCTTGATTCATACGCTGAACTTCGTCATAAAAAATGCCGTCGAGGGTCATACCATGTAGACGCTGAGCATCGTTCGCATTGGAGTCAACCCATAGTCTATTCTCATTCTTAAACTGTTTTTCGGTCAGTGTATCGTCCGGAACATCGCTACGTCTTTTGCCATCATTGTCGTCGTCATAACCCAGCGATTGCTTCAGCACATAGTTGTCCACTGAAGTACGCATCATGGTACTAAGTTTATCTTTGGAAAATTTTTGTACTAGGTTTAATGCTGGGAAGCAATGTAGAATTCTTATTGGTGGGTTTTCTGGAGAGGAGCCAAACAGTCCGCTTGAACAAAAGTATAATTCTAGGGCAGTCGCCATAGTCGTAGCTCCGACCTGACGTCCTTTGACGCAAACAACAGGCTTGCCATCAGACTCTAGCGCCTTGGTAGCAATATACCTGTAAATATCTGCTAAGAATTTCCACCCTGTTCCGCCACTAAGCTTTAATGGGTTGCTATCAATCGTTAAGTAGTTCTCAGCAAAAGATACTGGATCATACTTTAAAACTTCTTTCTTTAGATTATCAAACCATAAATCAATAGTGTCGTGAGAGCCGTTTTGTGAACTCACTACTTTTTAACTCCATCATGCGTCTGATAGTCGGCTATCTCGTCTGCATCCTCATCAATGTCTTGGCCAACTAGTCCGACGTCAATATTGTAATCTTCATTATCATCTACCTTAAATCGTTTTTTTCGGCCATCTATAAACTCTTTTAGATCCTCGTCGCTATAATTAACTACATCGTTGCCTAATATGTTACGAAGATAGTTTAAAATAGATATGGTATTTTTTGTTCCGCCGCTATGTTCGCAAAAACTATCTATCGCGCCCATAAGCTTTGGGTCTTTCTTGACCATTTCAAGTGCGCTAGTTCCTTCATCGGCATGACGAATGGATATCTTGCGTAATGTAGCAGCTGTTTTTACTACGCTATCTTCGGCAGCTAGTGAGTCAAGTCCAACCTGCTCTCTGTATTGCTGAACTACACTCTCAACTGTCTCTGCCTTTTTGTCATTTATAGCACTCAGTATCTCCTGAACGGACTCTTGCCTGGTCTTCGCAAAGGAGTGTAGGAATTCATTGAACCACTCTCCCCCGTGTTCAGATCTTGCAAATATGTCGCTTCGAGATACTTTTGTCATTTGCTCACCATTATAAGTTTATTTCAATCTTCCAGCTACTATCGTCTTCTATTTCTTCCTCATAATATTCCTCTGGAAGAATTTCTGCGTATAGTCTTTCTAACATATCATCGCTATACTCTTTATTTGCCTCTCTATGTGCTACTATTTCTTTAACCAACTTCTTCACATCTTCAGGAACAGTCAGGTTAGACATATTCTCTCCTATAATTAAGCATGGTAATTAGTCTGGAAGTCTACTCCATCACCAGACGACGGATCATGTGGCTCGTTAAGCAAGCCGCGATCCTTATAAACTGGATAACCGTGGTCAGCAACTAACTGCTGAATGGCCAATTCTTCTCTCGGAGTAAAATTGTACTTGTTCTTTAACTTGTCATATGTTTCTTCAATGTTTCTGCCGGCAGATACCTTGGAGTTAACCATTATTCCCACGATAGCACGTTCAAAAGGAGTCATATAAACGTTCAGGCGTGGAGTTGTGGCGGTCTTCTCAAGCTCATCATTGTCACGAATAGTCTCTGCTTCACAATGCATACACACCAAAGAGTCGTTATCAACGTCGTGCCACACCGGAGCTACAGATTCGCACTTGTTGCAGTGTGCTTCTGAAACCAACTGTACATCTAGTGACGCCGTCTTCCCGCTGCCCTTTAGTTTCTTTATCTGCTTCTCTAGACGATCAGACATGTCCTCTATCTTTGTTCGCAGGCCGTCTACTTCTGACTCGTCTATCACACCCTTTAAGTCAGATCGCAGAGCTTTACTTATCTCACTATCAAGTGAGTTCAAAAAAGCCTTGGCTCTCTCACAGCCTGAAACCGTTTCTCCAGAGTGCTTGGGTATACTGGACATTCTATCCTTTAAATACTGGGTAAACTGAGCATGCGAACCGTCGTCGGCCCAGTTATGATCTGCAGTGTCATCTTCCTCTTCTTCCTCTTCAATAAACTCGGTATCAGACCCTGGAACCATTACTATCTCAGGCATATCTTCCTCTACAACCATCGGCTCATCTTCATCGCTCTCATCGACAATCATAACTTCGCCATGTTCTGGCATGTGATGTGAGCCTTCTTCATGACCACCTCCACCGCCCAGGCCACCGCTTAGCAGCTCCATTAAATCAAATTCCTCGTCGTCCGCATCGTCTACCCATAGTGCAGCGTCGTCATTATAAAATGTATCTGTCATTTTGACTCCTCCGTTATCGATTCACTTGGCGCGATCCAAACCATGCGTCGGATAGTTGCCACAGCAAACCAGTATCAGCTCTTTTTCCTTCATATTTTTGTCTATATTCGTCTAAGTATTTTTCTATCTTATCAAATGTATCTGTATACTCTGCCTTTATTCTGTTTAATTTATCTATCAGATTATTCAGTATATCAGTCTTTCCTTTATCGTTCGATTGTCCATAATGATCGGCGAGTTTAACTAGCTCATCTTTTGTATTAAATCCTAGTAAACTAAACAATCCGAAAAACAGATTTCTGCTCTCGTTATTATCTGCATAGAATCCAAGAGGATATCCATACAAGCCATCCAGACCTATACCCTGAAATGTTTGCGGGTATAACGGGCTTCCTCTAAAAGGCGTTCCTCGCATTCCCTCAGCTGTATCTCCGAAGTCGCAGTCAACCTTGTCGTGCTCTTCTAGCACCTTATCATTATACGGGCAGCGCTTTTCAGTCTTATAGTAAGCATAAACTAGCTTGTTAGCACGAGCGATATTCTTAGCTTCCTCTTCATCTAGGTCATCCAGAGGTGACATTCTGTGCACTGCATTTCCAGCATACTTGCATGCCCCTGGAATTGGCAATCCGAATGGGCATTTCCTTAGTTCATCGCCCCTTATGACCGCTAGTTTTACTTTTTTTTTCATTTCGCGCAAACCAACTTCGTTATTCTGTCTAACCGGTCAGCCTCTTTGCGCATTCCTAAATCGTCAAAGTAATTCGCCAGACTAACTAGCGCATTTACGAGATCTGACTTCTTTCGTTTCTTTTTAGAAGGCTTGTCAGTAATCTTTTCAATAAAGCCAATATTCATGTACGGGCTTTCACCGTAATCAAAATTCTTGCGCCAAAAGTCAGGTAAATCCTTATTCTCTTTTTTACCACGAGGGCACGGGTGTTTCGGCATTTTCTCTAGCGAGTGTTTACTTTTCTTGCTTGCCGTCGTCTGCTGGGGCGTCGCTAGGATCGATCTAATCTGCAATTCTAGTTGCTCAAGATCCTTTTTAATCTTTTCGATATTTTGAAGAGCAGTAGTAGCTACGGTGCCAGCGGGTCCCATTTGTCCAAGTTTTTTCATAAAGCTTTTACCAACTGTCGCCTTTGTATTAGAATATCTGAAACGGTTTTTGTTAATGGAACCAACGGCAACAGCTTATACTCTATAAGCATTTCTAATCCCTTGTCGTCGTCAATCCTAACTATTTCGCTTATCTTATCCTGCACAAACTTTACGGGCAAACTCTGTATCTTCTTTCTGTGGTCCCGCATAGCATTCTTTAGCCCAGTGTCCAGTTTAAAACCGTATTTAGTGGCAAACTTAATTGCTCTTAAAATTCTTCTAGGGTCAACACCTATGGTAATCTGTGGATCTATCGGACATTTAATTATGCCAGCCTGTATATCTCCGACGCCCTCGCCGGTTATGTCGTATATGGTAGAGAAGTCTAAGCTTTCTAACAGAGTATTCATTGTGAAGTCCCTGCTGTACAACTCTAACTTCATCGAATCAATATCTTTAACTCCCGCTTTGATTAACTCTTTTTTAATATTTGGAGCAGCGAAGTTACTAGAAAAATCTAGATGCAGTCCCATTAAATTGACAGAGCTATGTCCGTCGTCATACATGCGATAGTCACTTTCTGGGAACTTCTTAGCCACCAGCACAGCAAGTTTCTTAGCGCTGTCATCTCCGGTAGTAATATCGAGATCTTTAATATCTCCCATTCCTTCGTGCTTACCAATAACCCTATCTCTGGGTACACCGCCAACCAAAAACGGCTTACTTATCTTTGCACTTCGGGCAATCGACTCTATGTTAGACAAAAGTTCGTCTACTTTCATTGCTACACCTTCGGCAATGTCTGTTTAACTTCGCCTACTGGCTTGGCCATCATTTCGCCAGTCTCTAATGGCTTCGGCTTCGGTATAGGCGACTTAGTTGCACCAGGAAGTTGTGCAGGAGGCTTTTGCGGAGCGGGCTTACTTGTTCCACTACCACGCATCTTAGCTATAATCGCCTCAATCTTATTACTAGCGTATCCAAACGACTCGATCAGCTTAGCCTGGGCATCAGTTAACTCTGGGAAATAGCTTGCGATCCCCATCTCGTTCAATAATATATCTATACTGGCAAGCTCTCTAATGGTATCACGCGACTTTAGAACCTTACTTAGACCCTCAAGCCTATTAATAACCATAGTGGTATTTATTTGAGGCTTAGTTCCCATTGGTAAATCTGGCACTGGCGACTCGCCGGCTGGCAATGACTGTAGCACATCCGGCTCTTGAGCAACCTTATATAGTATCTCTGCGCCCTCGGGAAACCCTAGCTTTTTAATCTTGTTGGCCGACCTAATAATGCAATCTTCTACCGACGCATACGCATTTAGTTTATTAACACTTTTATCCAGGGCATATAGTTCGTCTTGAATGCTGTCGAAATCTCCGCCGGATAATACATCACAGTACCTATCTAAAAGTCGACGGAACGACCGCAATCTAGAGCGCATTCTAATCTTTAGAGCCTTAGCCATCTCAATATCTTTGTCTTTCCTAGTTTGCTTTTCTGGCATATAAGTGGATATTTGCGCATCGGCATTTGACCTATCTCTTTGCCACGCACTAGGAATAGGCATAGTATCATACGCTTCTTTGGTAATATCCAATCTAGCGTTCTTAACGTTGTACTTTTCCGGAGTTCCCTCTTCGTAATATCTCATCCAATTCTTGAACTTAAATACTTCGTCAGAGTCCCACTCAGAAGTGTGCATATTAACCGCACTATCTTTGGTTAATTTTTTATTTTTATGCAGCGAGGCATATACTCCCTTCAGTGTATCTATCCATTTATTAATATCGAATTGTGTTTGCCGCACATCCATTCCTTGGGTGTTGGGATGCGCCCGCTTATCTATTCTGTCGCACAGCCATTTGTGCGTTAGGATTCTATAATCGGTTAAATTACTTAGATCGTAGTTGTCGTTATTTTTATGCGAGGTAATAAATCGGCACAAATCATTTTTTTCTTTTGGTGAGACAGACATACCGAAAGTATCTTTCAATATACCATCAGCTAGCGCCCCAGCATAAAAATACGAACCGTATTCTTCATCTGAGTGTATGCCAGCAGAAGAAGCCAGCTGTGCATCCGATATCAAATCATCGCACAAATCATCAGTTATACCTGAGTCAGCTACGCCCATAAGCTTGTTGGCCATATACTTATTTATAGTTCCCTCTCGGTAAGCATTAATAATTTTTTGAGCATACTTATTGTCCATCAGAATCTCCACCAGTCAATAATTCAACTTCCACTTCTTGCAGCTCTTCTACGTCAACCACACTAGGCTCCATCAATTCATTGGGACGATATGAAGTACTCTTAAGCTTTCTATTTAGTTTCTCCATAAATACCATTGCTTTATCTGCGCTAAACTCTGATAGGCACTCTCTTATAACATTTCGTATAATAGTTATTTGGTCATTCATTACAGTGATATTTATGTTATGATCGATAGTCTTATCCGCCATACCCTCTACAAATTTCTTGTATTGCCCTAACAATTCCATTTGCTGAGATATAAACTTTCTTAGCTCGTGATCGCCTTTAGCTGCTGTTTCTTCTCCAGCCGCAATCATATTATACCAATATTCAATTCGGCTTTCTATAATAGAGTCTAGCTGCAATATCTTTCTAGAAACGTCTAATTTTGAATCAACTATCTCGTCTATTTTCTTTTTATATGCGTCGGTTGATTCTAATTGTCGCTGCCTCATTTGCGCCTCTATTTGACGCTTTTGGGTCTGAGCAGCTTCCTGAATATCCTTCAGCACTTTTCCATCAAGTTGCAAACTATCTTTGCGAAACTTCTGAAGAGTGACAGAGGATAGCCACATACTTTTATTATTGGGATATTTCTTTTTAAGCTCGGCTTCAATCCCTCTTACGGAATCTCCATTCGAAAGCTTACTAACTATGTCATCCCTATCTGGGTGATTAAGAATTTTCTTAGACACGGCTCACCTTAGTTTACTACGTTGAGGACTTTCTCTCTACTATCGAATACCCTATGGGGGATTTCATAGCCAGAACTATCTGGTGTTTGCCCAGCTACTGATCCGCCGGAGTGCTGATTGCCATCGTAGTCCGTCCATCCAGTTTCCCAATTATAAACCTGGCCATCTAGAGGACACTGATACGACCCCTCGCCGACTCGTCCCATTTGAGAGCCTTGGTGCTCCGGGCAATAACGAGTACTTAACGCATGAGCCTCGGCCTTCTTTTGCTCGGATCGCTGATTATGTATGTGGTGTTTATCGCGGCCCTCTCTATCTACGCGCTCTTGATCTTTTTTGGGCTCTCTAATTTGAAGCGAGTGATGGTGCTTATCATCATAGCGTTTAGACTGATCTGTATCGCCTTCTTCCACGCGATCTTCACTATAGTCATCGGCGTGCTTTGCTATAAGCTCATCGATCGCGTTGGCTGCCTCAACCTCTCCAATTTCATCTAAATGATCAGCAGTGTCAGCCAACTTTTCAAAAATAGATTTTTGACTAGCCATAGATGGTGCCATTTGTCTGCCCTCCATCATTAGCTTTAATTGACTCATCAGTGTTCTCAACAAAGACTCGCGGTCGCCTTCGTACTGATCTACAATATACTGTACTGCGCCGATCACTGCGGGCGGAGTTCTCATTGGTGGCAAGTTGGTCATACCAGGTGGAGCATCTTCATGTCCTGTCATACCAGCTTCCTCCACCACAGCCTCTTCACTCACTGCCTCTTGCGACGGCGATGTCGGTGGCTGAGACTGGCCTGGTGACATATCGTCGTAATCCTCAGCCATCTTTCTAATAAGCGTATCAATCTCGTCGGCCTCTTTATGCTGGCCGCTTTTATCAAGAGTATCGGCTAATGCCATTAGTTCCTCAATATTCATAGTGTGCTCCTTATGACATAAATACTTTGGCGGAACTAATCGATGCGCCGCTTTCGTCAGATGGGTTTAGTTTTTCTCTTTCTACAGCAGTTTTGGTTTTGCAATAACCCTGGGCATCAACAATTATCTGACTCATTGGGATCCCAAAATGCCCACATCTTGGATATATTGATCCTTTACCTGCGGGAATCATTCGCGAGCAAGTTCGTTGCTCTTGTTCACCCATGCTAGTTTTATGCATTAGAATGAAGTGATAGTCGGCGACTGCATTTTTAAAATCCTCTTCAGTATATTTTTCTTGGATTTCATCTAGCGCTGATTCACAAGTAACATAATCACCATCGCTTGCGCCCTTTAAAACTTCATCCTTTAGCTCTGGCAAAGTCATATAGGACATAGCTGATTTCATAGTTAAATTACCAGTAGACTGTGCCGGAAGATTTATAGCAAAGCGTTGCAGTCTAGATGGAATAAAGTCTTCAACCATTCCATCGTAAGCAAAGCATTTTGGATATAGCGGTATTACTTTGTTGTCAGCCGTAACAGCCATCTCCACAGGAACCTCTATTTCTACTGGGCCCTTTGGAGAATGAATCGTCGCTAAGTAAACAACAGATCCATTGGCCTCGGAACCAAATTTTACTTGAGCACCTTTAAATCCTGCCTCAGAAAGCTCTGATGCAATAAGACTTTTACCATTATTAATTGCGTCTTTGCCAAATGAACTTGCTGCCTCTAATAGGTCGTCCTCAAAATCTCTTGCCAGATGTGCTAGCTCTTGTGGCATCTCAACAGTTTGACGTGTATCGATGTCTGGCCGGCCCTCTTCGTACTTGCGATCTAAATATAAACCTGGTGCACTAAATGCCATTTGATCACTTTGCTCGCCAAAAAGCTCATTAAGGACGCTGGCATCACTTTCGGTTGCCTCTTTAATGCGTCCAGTAATAATGCCTACCGCTTGTAGTACATTGCTCGCACTGGGTACACTAAAGTCATCGCTCTCAGTCTTTGCGCTAATAAAATAATTTAGGTTATTGGATGTAAGGGGTCTAAGACTATTGTCGGCAACAAATGTGCTCGGCAAAAGAATCTTACCCTCTGAAAGTTCTATCGGAATGGCCACTGTGACGCGGCCCTTTCTAGTCTCAAAGTGCGCGGCGTATGCTATGGAGTTTTGATCGCCACCCATTACTTCTACATTTGGCTTTTGGAATCCAAGAGATTGAAGCTCTAGTTCAACATACTCTCGTCCCCTATTAGCCTTATCTTCGTCATATGCTTTTAGATGATCAAAACTATTGTCGAATGCCGCAGATAGAGCATTTGATAGATTTTTATCCACCAGGTCGGCGGTATCTATGCCCGAATCCTCAGCGTCAACCCTGTTTAGCTTAGTGTAGTCAGTGTTCTGGCTACTGAATTCAGCTCGATCCTCTAACAGAAGATGACCTAATACAGATCGAAATTTTGAATTATTGGCATATCGAACAAAGTTGTTATATATATACGACACATCCGACTGACTAATAGTCGTCATTGGATCTGAGCTGTCGGCCATTTTTTCTATTGTAAAGGCAACCTGTCGTATAACAGGATCCTCTGGAAAGCGCTCGTATGCGTTTCGTGTTTGATTATGAACATCATTTAGCATGAATTCTTGTCCCTTTGTTTGAGCATCAAGAATCTTCTGGGCAGCGCGAGCCAGCTCCCCAATATCAAAATTGCTAGTCATTTGTATTGTCCTCCATTGACATATTACTTAATCTTCATTAGCAGATTGTTTACGACTGTTTTGTACGAATCTTTATGAACCTGATTGTCTTCCAGTAGTCTTTGAATACGTAGCACTGCTGATGGAAATCCATGCTTGAGTATACGCTTATAATCAGACTCCGAGAGCCTTAAGTCCACAAGCTTTTCGCGAGTGGCGCGCCATGGTTTAGCTAGGGCCCCTGTAAAATTATCTTCAGTTGCCATGCCGCCCATTACCATTACAGCAGAGTTGTAATTTCCTGGATCCAGCGCAGAATCTTCTAATATGCGCCACACCCACCTAATCTTTTCATCGACAGGTTTTCTTGCAGACTTTAAAATGTTCTTTATCTTATCGTCCTTCATATATGCTAGGCCGCCTAGTAGCTGAACAATCTGTCTCTCTACATAGTTTCCAGCTCCGAGTCCAAATCTTTCCTCTGCCTCGCCTCTTTCTTCTCTATTTTGCCAAGTGGTGGGGTTATCTTTTGGATTCCACCCATGCTCACACGGCTGATTTGCCCAGCATAAAC